GACAAGACGCTCTTCAAAGCCAGACTCTGCCATCTCCTTGCGGATACGGATCATCTCGTTAATAACAATAGGCTCACGGGAGAAGCGAGCATTAGCCTCACCCATTGCATCCCAAGCCTTATCAGTTAGGCTCACTGCAAAGTTGCCAGTATCTGATACCGGTACGAGTGTTGGGCCTGAGATAAACTCTGGAGTTAGATCCACGCTCATCTTATTAGGCAGGTCTTCAAGGCTTAGGTTCTTGGTAGAGACTACTACCTTGCCACTTTTATCAGTAAAGCGAACCTTATCAAGAAGATCCATATTGATATCGCCATTACGCTTTGAATAAAGGTTACGAACTGCATCGTATGCCTTCTTAGCGTGGACATTTATATTGCCGCCTACTGACTCATCATAGAGCTGGAAGCGAGCACGTTCTTTTGCAGGCAAGTTACGGAGATATTCACGCATTGCCTCTAACGCTTTAGGTTCATTATCTAGGTTTGCTACAGCAATCTTTGCTAGATCATCGGTAGATGTAACACCTAGTTGCACAAGCCAAGAGATACGGCTTTGCTGATTTGCTACTGGATTGAACTGCGTAAACGCTTTATCACCCATAGCCTGCTTGTAAGCAACACCGTCAATTTCAATAGCTGCCATCTTGCCAAACTGAGCAACGTCATTAGTGGCAACTAGATACTGATCTGCACCACGAAGACCGTTCTTACCGCCTTCTGCAATAGCGCGAAGCGTGTCATCAAGGTTACCGTACTTAGCAATCTCTGCTAGATACTCTGAACCCTTCTTATCAACTACGTGACCAAGGCCATCGTGAAGAATGGCATCAGCCATAACTTGACGTACCTCTTGTGGGGTCTGTGCTTTAGCAACCTGACCTGCATACTTTTTAAGATCTTTGCGACGAACTAACTTATTAAGTACGCCGACTTCGCCTGCTTCAAGATCAAGTGTAAGAGCCTTCTTACCAACAGTAGATAGTTTATCTTCTGCGGTTAAACCTTTAGAAAGGCGAATACGTGTTGAAAGAGCACGACCCTTTACAATACCAAAGGCTGAATCACCTACTGCTAGGTGCATCATTAAGTCTTCAGTTGCGTTACGAATAGCAAAACGAGGACCAGCAAGAGTTCCGATAACCCAAGCAGATAAGACTTTATCTACGGGGCGCTTATGAGATAAACCCATTATTACGCCTAGAAGCCCGGAACGCACAGACAAACGATCTAGGTCGGTAATAGATGGAACTGCGATACCAGAAGAGAGTTGGTATGGGAACAAAGCAAGTTGCTGTTCACCGAACTGTGCAGGATTTCCCTTGTTTACGCCATCTACTACGATATCTGCTGCGTATTTCTTTTCAAGTCCACGTCCAGCAAACTGATCCATATAAGAAGCACCTGCGGCTGACTTAGATACGCCACGAATTTCAGCGACTGTATTCCAAAGACCGGTAAAGATCTGCTTGCGCTGACCTTCGCTGCCAGCATCAAATGCTTCAGCGATCATCTTGCTGTGATAACGTGAGTTAGCAAGACGTGCTACGCGATACACCTGAGTTGTAGCGGTAGGAGACATAACATCAAAGAAGCCGTCCTTGAAGTAAGGAATAGCAGTAAACTTTGCAGCGAAGCGATCAAGGCGACCTTGAATTTGGTCAAGTGGCATACGGATAGATCCAGTAGGCCCCTTGAACTTAGAGATAAATCCTTCTAGTTCAGCAATCTTTGTAGGATCATTAGTCAAACCAGTAGCAATATCTGCATATTGCGGTTCTGTTCCATACAAAGCAGTGATGATCTTGCGACCAGACTTGTCAATGTTAAAGACTTTATCGGCTCCAGTATAAATAGCGACACGAGCCTTGCGTGCAGCATCAAGCCTAGGTATTAAAGGTGTCTTGCGTGCAGGTTGTCCAGTAAGGATGGTCTTAACATCTACGATATTTGCAAGATAGTTCTTAGCTGTAGGTGCATCCTTAACACCTGCTTTGATAAACTCGTCTATTGCTGCAGGGCCGAACTCAGGAGCGATACGCTTTAGTCGAGTAGAAGCCTCTGTCGCTGCAACGATATTCTTAGAAGAACGAGCAGACTTTAGATTATCAAGTTCTTTGCCGTATTGGTCAAAGAAGCCGACTACCTTTGGATTAGTAAAGGCTTGATCTAACTTCTTAGGATCTCCTACGATTTTAAGTAGGGCGTAGTTAGCGGCATCGTATGCCTGCTTTGCTTTACCAAGAACAAGTAAAGGATCGGTGTACCAGCGAAACGCTGCGTCACCAACACCAGAGATACCTTTGTACAGGAAACCAGTTCCTTCTAAAGACTCAGGAAGGATTGCGTTAGCAACCTCTCGACCCGGTGAGTACTTAGCAGCAACTACTGCGTCGTAAGTATCTTGAAATAATGGATCCTGCTTCTGGCTTGCTTTAGAAGCAATTTGCTTTTCTGCTTCAGTACCAGTAGCGATAATCTCATCTAAAGGAACGCCAGATGCTGCCTTGATTGCAACGCTTACGCGATCTGGTGTGTACTTAACCTTAGCCTTTTCGATGCGTGCTGGATCATAGACTAGATCACCTTTGTCGCCTGCGGCATCCCAAGCAGTCTTTAATCCAGATAAACCCTTTAATTGGTTTCCTGGTTGTGCTGCTTCAAGTTGAGAGCCAATTTTTTGAAAACGGTAAAGACGAGTCATAAAGTCTGAGGCTTCTTGTAAACCAGAAAGTGCTGCACCACCTGTGTAGTGCCAAGCACTGCCCCAGAAGCCACGCTTCTTTCCAGCCTCTTCACCGTTAAATTCAACAAGTGCTGACTGCTGATCTGCAGGAAGCTGGCTGTACTTTTGCTTTGCTTGAGTAGGAGGCAGGTCTAGTAAAGACTTGTGTGTATCAAGTAAGTTTGAAAGAGCATCAACTTGCTTCTTCTCATTAGCATTTAATCCAGCTTGAGTGCCAGCAAGTTTTAAGTTTGTGCTAGCCATTAAAGTCCTCTGGATGCGGCTTGCTGATAAAGAATTGTTATTTCACCTGTTGTGTCGAAGGGAAGAAGTTTTGCCAAAGTATCTGAAAGTTTTTCTGTAGTCTTACCAAGCATAAGTGCATTGGCTCCTGGACCCATTCCAACATCAATACCTGCAGTGATTGGTTCATCTGGTCGTTGTGACTCAGCAAACAAAGGAGTTACTGGGGTTGCTGGCGTAGCAGCAGTTACTGGTGTTGGTCGAACATCTGGAGTTGAGGAAAGTGGTGCGCCAGACTTAATAGCCTGTGTTTCTTTACCTTCACCGTAAGCGATTGAACCGAGTTTCATCTCTGGTGTTCCAACGCCTGAATCTGTACGTGCTGAAAATTTACCAGGACCTGAAGCGCCGGCGAGTGGACCTCTAGCCATCTGTTTCCTCCTGTATGGTTTCTAAATCTTGTGCCATCTGTTCCCACGCTTTGTGGGTTTCGGTAGTTCTATTTGAGTGGTAGATACTTAATTCGTATAGTGACTCAAAGAATGTTTCTATTACTTGCGATAGATTAAAAAGTGTTTCTGTTAATACAACTAAGAAATCTGTCCAGCGTACAGGACGACGTATTTTATTATCATTCATCGCCCTGTACACCTTTCAGTAGTAATTAAGCTTTCTTTCCTTTGCGACCTGCTGGAGCGTAACCGAAGTCAACTTTGCCTCCCTTTACAGATCCTGCCTTTGTATCAACCTTGACTGGTTGTACTGGAGCTGGAGCGTGTGATCCTTTATTCATTTTTGCACCTCCCTCGGTTATGCTGCACCGGTGATACCGGCTAGTAGTGTGGCTATATCAGGTTTTTGACCAGCAGCAGGGGCCGTACCACCTTGTTCTTGTGGAGGTTGCTGCGAGGCAGGGGCGGGGGCCGCACCTGCTGCTGGAGACATAGGAGGCATACCTGGTGCTTGCATCTCAGGTTGCGCTGGTTGTGCTGGTGGAGTGAATACTTTTTCTACAATAGACTCTAGTGAAAGTCCTTTTTGACGGCCTGAAATAACTTCAGCAATGCGAGTAACAACTTGTGTCGGGTCTTGACCCTGTGCCGCCATCTGCGGGATCGCTTGCGCGTACTGTGCGACCGCGATGCGTAAGGAGTCGCGCATCTCTTCAATATCCACACGTTGTTCTTCTTGCGTAACATTGATCTCTACCGGTAACTCTCGACGTACGTAATCTCTGGATACAAGTTTATCCGAACGCATCTGAAGTAAAGCGATGACAGCACGGTTAGGATCCATACCAGACATAATGCCATAGCGAACATCCACGCCGTACTCGCCTTTGATGTCGCGGGATGGAATGTATTTAAGTGTATATGGGGTTCCATCGTCTGTTCCCTTGATCGTCTTCTGGATTGATCCGAAGATCTTCTCATCTACTTCAAAGCAGAGTGCAAGTAGTTCTTCAAAGAGTCGAGCAAACTGTGCTTGTGCTGCTTTGATCTGTGTGTCAAATCCAGCCTGTAGTGCTTGAACACCACGACCGGTAACAACAGATGCGTCAATCTGACCAGAGCGTGATTCAGGATAACGAGCACCGAGACGTAGTTCGCGCTCTAATACACCTGACTCAGTAAAGACACCAGCAGGAAGTTCAAGACCTACACGACGGATACCTTGTGGATTAGCAGAACGCATAATCGCATCAGGACCAAGGGCTAGTTCTTGTACATCTTGTGGAATAGCAATAGGTGCTTGGATTGACTTCTCAGCGGCTTGGATCTGCAAGATAGCAAAACGAGCACGAGCGAGTTGTACAGCCAAGACATCATCAAACTGACCGCGTGCTTGGTTGTCCAAAGATGGACGAATACGAACACGGGCTAGGCACTTGCCTATTGGGTTTGGTACACGAGATAGAACCAAGTTATTACGATCAGGAAGATAGATTAGATCCTGCTCCGCATCGTGGTAACGGATCATCGTCATATAAGGAGAACCAGGTTGGAAGTTGTTCTTCTTTAAGATCTGTTCTGCAAACTCTGGGAACTGCGCTGATAGTGTGTCAGCATCAGACATAATGAGTTGGGTAAGTGAGATGGTGCGACCGAAGCGGTCAATCTCTGGGTAAGCCCCAGTAGGATCAACCATACGGATACGAGGATTGTTTCCTTCGTAATCCATCTCTACCATACCGATAGACATACCGTAGGTGTTGTACCAGTCAGCGTTGTTGTAGTTCTGCAGTGCTAGGTCTGAGAATGAAACATAATAGTTAGCGATACGAGTTCTAGTATCAGCAGCTTTGCGCTGAGCATCGGAAACCATATTAGTTGCTGAGCAGTTAAAGGATGGCATTGGTGCGCCGGCTTCAGCCAAGTCGCGTGCTGCAACGTCAATGAAGTTAGCGACTAGCGGCTTTGGGTAATCCTCGGAGAACATCGAAGGGAATACTTTAGATAAGTCTCCCTGACGTACAGAGAGAACGTCGCGCATACGCTGATCGCGTGGAGCGTACTTGGTACGCAAACGCGCTAGCTTCGCGTCAATCTCTTTAACTGTTAACAATGGTATTCCTTAGTTAGTGTTGTAGTTAGGCCAAGAACCAGTCTTCTTTGATTCAGCCCTGCGCTTAGCCATAAGTTTGTCCATAGCCTTAGCCTGCTTCTGTGCTTCAGTCATTGGCTTAGGCTTTGCAGTTGCCTTAGGAGTAGCCTTAGCCTTTGCAGTTGAAGTTGTTTTGCTCATACCTTTAACTGGAACCGCAACATCTTTTATAGACTTAGGCTTAGGGTTCATCTTGTTTAGTTGTTTATTAACATCTTTAAGAGTTGCCTTTTTACCGTCAGGCATTTTATTAGTAACTTTAACTGAGTCTTTTGGAAATCTTGACTTTGCTACTTTTTCTGCCATTTCAAGTTTTGTTTTGATATTAGATAACTCGCCGTATGTAGGCTTCTTTGGTGCAGGCATTGTTGTCTCCTATTAGATGAATGTCTTATTCTGTTCAGCTAGCATCTCATCTATATTGATGACTACTCGCTTACCTATCTCACGACGGGATAGGAATGGATTCTTCATATGGTGGCTGGCGTACTGACCGAAGTTGAGCATTTCGCGTGCTCGGATCTCACAGAACCAAAGTGCCATAACCATATCTGTCTTACCCTTAGTGGTAGGTGTCCACGTAATCAACTGCTCGATAAGAGCCTTGACGTTTTCAGTCTGGTCACTAGGTAAATGTATTAAGTTATCTCGGTGGTGCTTGCCATCGGCTTGCTTAGTACCAAACAAGGTAGCCATAGATGCCACACCGAAGCCTGAATCCCACTTGTTGCTACCAGTATGGTGTTCTTTTAATAGAACGCCGCGTGATTGCAAGAACTGACGGATGCCTTCATCCTGAGTTAAGAAAGCCTGAAAAGCGTTCTTCTCAATGATCCACTCACTAGGTGAGTAAAGCGAAGTCCAGTTAAGGATAATGTCGCGGATCTGTTGCGGTGATGGACGACTTACCTTCATAGCGTCTACGATGTAGCGCTTATTGGTATTGCGATCTACCGCGTAACAGATCGCTGCGGTATCGCCGACAATAGCCGGGTCCATACCGCAGATAATAGAAAAGCCACTTAGATCTTTTGGATGTCCGGGGTAGCCCGGCTCTAGACGACCTGACTTACGCATACCGTCAATGGATCCCTTAACACATACAGGATCAAAGGCAGCGTTTTCAGAAACATCTTGCTGTTGATATACCAAAGCCCAAGTAGAAGCATCCATCGCTTGGCGTTCGTTATATAAGTTACGACCAGACCAGCGTGGATATAGACCGTCTTCGTCTTTATCGGCTTCTAGTTGTCCATCAAAAGGCATATCTGAGGCAGGCCAAAGGGTTTCCCACTTCTCAGGATCTTCATCAGCTGTAAGAAGTGCCGGCATTGCCAAGTACTTCCAAGGAACCTGTCCACCGGGATAGCGGTCTTCAGAGCGTAGCTCGCGGTATAGATCAACCGAGGCTACACGGGTTCCAATAATAATCAATTTACCAGTAGGGTTCAAACGAGATCGTACGTCCTGGGTTAACCAGCGGATCTGCTTTTCAAACTCATTGGCGTTCTTTAGAGTGACCGCGTCATCTACAATAATCATATCTGCACGCTTGCCGTAGATCTGACCGCCAATACCGACGGCTTCGATATTTGGATCCTTTTCAGATGACTCACGGAGTTCATCACCAAAGGTAACGCGGGTTGCCTGCCAAGAGGCAGACTTAGAGTTAAACCCTACGCCAGCAGCATAAGCACTTTGCAAGTCTGCGTACATTGGATGTGTCAGTCTTTGCTTGATGGCGTAGAGAAAGTCAGCAGCTAATTGCTGTGTCTGGGATACAATCAAAACTCGGAAGTTCGGGTTGCGGCAAACTTGCCACGTCACATAGTCAACCGTAATCGTTATTGACTTGGCGTGGTTTGGTGGGATATTGATAAGCACACGGTTTGAGGCTAACCCTGGTTCATACTTCATACTAGGATGTAGCCAAGAAGGTTCACGACCTTCAATAACATCTACTAGGTTCTGCTGGTGCGGAAAGGTCCGAGAGTGTAGGAACTTCTGCCGGAATTGGGCGAAGTCCATATCGTGGACGTCACCGTCTATAAACTGTTTGTTCTTGAGTCCGAGCCTAGTACGGTCAATCTTGTCCGCGAATTGCTTATCGGATCTGCGGTAATACTCATAAGTCTTCATAGACTTACCAGCGCCGGAACAGGCGGCCTCGATGGTCATACCTTCTGCTACAGCGCCAAGGATAATTCTCTTGGCGATGTCTGCTGAATTCTCTGCCACGTAATACCCCTTACTAGAGCGCCGCGAATGGCGCGAAATCATCTTTATACTAGGTTGGGGAATTTCAATTACTAGGCGTCAGCATTTTAATAGAACCCACCCCATTAAAAAGCGCCGCTAGCGTCGGGCTTAGCGCCCGAAGGAGCCACAGCGAACTGAGGGGTAAAGGCTCGCTCGCCCTTAGGGGGCATCGCGTAGGCCGTAAGGCCGAAGCAACGGGTCGCAAAGCTCATCACACCCCGCTTTGCTCCCCTACTATATATAAGGCAGGAAATTTAACGGCTTTCCCGTTTTTAAAACGTGACGTTAGTCACACAGTATATAAGCCCTGCTCAGACGGGGGTACGGTACCGGATCTCACACGGTTTAACTTTATCAAATATATTTTTCTGGGGTACATAACTAACATAGTTACAGATATTAACAACAGGGGGTCGGCTTTCGCGCCACGCCCGACCTCGTTGTGGGCTGTCCACAGGCTGTGGATAAGGTTGTGGATAAGTTCGCGGGGCGGTCTTCAT